TGCGTGGCGAGGATGGTCGCATCACTGAAATCGTGGAAAGGGTTGAAGGCTGATGGCTACTGGTGTCTCTTCGTATTTGGCGAACGCATGGCTTGATGCGGTCGGCAACAACACTTCTTTCGCGGTGGCGACCGTATATGTAAAACTGCACGTCGGTGACCCTGGCGCGAACGGCACATCAAACGCGGCAACCGAAACGACACGCAAAGAAGCGTCGTTCGCAGCCGCCTCGTCGGGCTCGATCGCATCTGATGCCGCAATCACCTGGACGAACATCGCCGGTTCGCAAGACGCAACTCACTTCACCGCCTGGGACAACATCTCAGCAGGAAACTTCCTTTTCTCAGGAACCATCACCGCGAACGCCTACACCGCAGGCGACACGTTCACGATCTCCTCGGGCGCACTCACGGTCTCGCTGACTCTCGCCTTGTAAGCGGCCGTCATGGTCGCACGGTTCTACCTTGACCAGTCGCAACTCGACGACGCCAACGTAGGACTCGGCGGTCCGTCACCAGCGTTCATTCTCGACACGTCAACGCTTGACGGCAACGGTGTCCTCGACGGCATAACGTTCACCACACCCGCAACTGCTGCGGCACCGCTCGGCGGATTGTCGGCATCGGCGACAGGCACGGTCACACCAGTCATCACAGCAACCGCTGACGCTGCACTCGGCGAACTGTTGGCGGAGGTTGCTGAGGTCAATGTCGAGGTGGTGGCGGATGCGCAAGCCGACCTCGGTGCCTTGGCTGCTTCAGCGTCGGCAGTCGTCTCCGATACTGGTGAGGCTGATGCGCCGCTGGGCGAACTGATAGCAACGGCTGCTGCCGTCATCACAATCGCCGCAGAGGCGTCTGCGGGGCTCGGAGAAGCGACATCGGCGGCAACTGGTGTCATCACAGTGGTCGCCTCAGCAGAGAGTCTTCTGGGCGGTCTGATGGCATCAGCCGACGGCATCGTGTCGGCGGACGCCGTTGGCGATGCGCCGCTTGGCGGGTTGGATGCTGCTGCTACCGGCACGGTCACACCGCCGACACCTCCGCCTGCACCAGTTCAGCAGGCGGGTGGTCGACCGTATCCGTATGCGCAACCGAGACAGAAGAAACGCGAACCTCAAGTTGAGGTTGTGCCAGAGATTGTTCTGCCGAATCCGAAAACGGTGCTCGCATACTGCACACCAATCGTGGCTGGGGTGACTGCGTCGGCTGCGGGTGAAATCACGTTCGTCGCCGAAGACGATGACTTGCAAGTATTGTTGATGCTCTGAGAGGTTGACTATGGCTTTGGCAAGTGGAACGGTGACGGTCGGAACTGCGGCTACTCAAATCAATGGTGCGTCGGCGAATCCGATGCGGTTGCACATTGCGAACAACGACAACACTGACACGCTCTATTTGGGCGCATCAAACGTGACAGTCAATAACGGGTTGGTTCTTGGGAAACTTGAACGCATTGAGTTTGAGTTGAACGCGGGTGAACGAATCTTTGCTGTATCCAGCAAAGCTGGTCATGTTCTCAGCTACATCACGCAGACGTTCTGATGCCGTACTTCATTTCCGAATCAAATCCGAACTGCTCAGACTGGGCGGTTGAGAAGGAAGACGGAGAAGTCATCGGCTGCCATACGACGAAGCAGGCCGCCATCGACCAGATGGTGGCGGTGTCGATTGCCGAGGACATGGAACCAGGCGGTGAGCGTGCTCGTCCTGATGAGTTGATGGTGGGTGATTATGTTTCGTGGAATAGTTCGGGTGGTCGTGCGCGTGGTGAAATCAAAGAAATCTTCCGTTCCGGCACCGTGCGCGTGCCAGGTACCGACTTCGAGTTGGAAGCCACCGAAGATGACCCGGTGGCCCTGATCCAGATTTATCAACAGGTCGAAGGCGGCTGGGAAGACACCGACGTCATCGTCGGACATAAGTTCTCGACGCTGACTCGCATTGGCGAACTTGAGGAACCCGAGGACGAACCAGAAGACGAAGACGAAGATGAGATGGAAGATCGTGCACTTCCAGACAACTATCGTCCAGCCGTCACCGCCGACGTGCCAGCGAACCGCAACTGCGGAAACTGCGGCTACTTCAAGAACTTCTACTGCAAACGGTGGGATGCAGAAGTTTCATCCGCCTACTACTGCAACGCATGGGAACCCGTACACGGTGGACCCAACGACAACCCAGGGCAAGAAGTGCAGACTGGAGACGTCAACGATGAAGACGCCCCATACTTCGAGGAACCACCAATCGACTACGTCAGACAACTCACATTCGACGTACCGTCCTACATCCGTGAAGCAGCCCGCAAAGGTCTCGACTACTACGGTCAGGGTCTCGGTGGTGACGGTCTTGTGGCAAGAACTATTCGTGAAGCCCGCGACATGGCTGCGGGAAGAATCAGCGAGGATAAAGTCATTCGTGCGAACGCTTGGGGAGCAAGACACTTGGTAGACCTCGAAGCCCCGCAGAACAGCGACGCAGACAACGACGGCTTTCCCGGTGCGGGCGCGGTCGCGTTCTATTTGTGGGGAATCAACCCGCTCGATCCGTCACCTGCGATGCAATGGTTCGAGCGTCAGGCTGAGCGTGTGCGTGAAGAGGAAGGCCGCCTCGGCTACCTCGTGACGTTGGCTCGCTTGTCAAGACTGTTCGTGGACAAGTAATCTCCGCAACGGACTAGCATTGTCATCCATGACCGAGAAGATTGAGACCCGTCGGCTAACCGTCAACGACTTCGAGGTCAGACAAGGTCCAGCCGGTGACGGCATGTCATTCAGCGGATACGCCGCAGTGTTCAACTCTGATTCGGAGCCGCTGCCATTCGTTGAACGCATCGCACCTGGCGCATTCAAGCGTTCACTCAAATCGAAGAACAACATCCGCATGTATCTCAACCATGATTCGTCGATGCTTCTTGCGACGACTCGCGCAAAGACGTTGCGTCTGATGGAAGATGAACGCGGTCTGAAAGTTGAAGCAGACCTACCGGACACCACGGTGGGCCGCGATCTGTCGACGCTGATTCAGCGCGGCGACGTCGACTCAATGTCGTTTGGTTTCTCGGTTCCACCGAAAGGTGATTCGTGGTCGGATGACGGAATGGTGCGCGAACTTAAAGAAGTACGCCTCTACGAAGTGTCGGTCGTGACCGGCTTCCCCGCATACCAGGCGACCAGCGCATCAGTTCGTAGCCTCGACCAACTCGCCGAAAGAACAGCGGCCGACGCAGACAAACTCGCCGATGCGATCACCGTGCTCGAGGCTGGTTCAGAGTTGAACGACGAGCAGGCTTCGTTGCTGCTCGATGTGGTTGGCAAGTTGCGCAAGAAGCCAGAGCAGGTTCCTGCTTCGCTGCTTGCCAAGCAACTTGAACTGCAAGCCAAGCTCGTCTAGACTTCGTCAAGAGTCTTCGCTGCGGAGCCGCAGGAAGGTGCCGGTTCAGGAGCCTGTCCGGGAGAAAAAATCCCTGCGACCCCAACAACGTTCCCTGGAGGAACACACCATGAAGCAATACATCGACCAGCAGGTCGAGGCGCGTCAGCGTGCTTGGGAAGCGGCCAAGGCCCTTCTCGACAAGGCTGCATCCGAAAAGCGCGACCTCACCGCAGAAGAAGAGCAGAGCTACCAGCGCATGAACGCTGAGCTCAACGAGCGTGCCGCTCGCATCGAAGCCCTCAAGGCTGATGCCGAGCGCGAGGCGAAGATTGAAGCGGCCACCCGCGACATCGCCGCCCAGGTTCGCCCGGCTGCCAAAGCAATGTCCACCGACTCCGATGTCATCCGTTCGATGGCTCGTGGCGAGACCCGTTCGTTCACCTTCGAGACCCGTGACGTCGTGAAGACTTCGTCGGGTGCTCCGGTGCCGACGTCGTTCTTCGACCGCGTCATCGAGCAGGCCCGACTCGTCGGCCCGATGCTCGACACCTCGACCGTGCTCCGCACGGCTGGTGGCGAGAACCTCCAGATTCCGTCGCAGGCCGGTTGGTCGACGGCGGCAATCGTCGGCGAAGGCACCGCGATCGCGGAGTCCGACCCCACGTTCAACAGCTTCGTCACCCTGAGCGCATACAAGTATTCGTTCCTGGTGCAGCTGTCGCGTGAACTCATTGAGGACTCGGGCGTGGACATCCTCGCCTTCCTCGCCACCCAGACGGGCAACGAGCTCGGCTTCCGTGTCAACGCTGGTCTCACCACCGGCTCAGGCACGAACCAGCCAGCAGGCATCGTGACCCAGAGCTCGCTCGGTATCACCGGCGGCACGGGCGTCACTGGCGCGTTCACCGCGGACAACCTCATCAACCTGGCTTACAGCCTGAACGGCGCAGCGCGTCGTCTCCCAGGCGTCGGCTGGATGATGAACACCGCATCCCTCGGCAAAGTCCGCACCCTGAAAGACACGGCCGGCTACTACGTCTTCAGCCCAGCATTGGCTGACGGCAATGACCGCGTCCTGAACTTCCCGGTGTACGAGAACCCGGCAATGGCTGACACTGGTTTGTCGGCCAAGTCGGTCCTCTTCGGACACATGCCCAGCTACTACGTCCGCATGGCGGGCGGTCTGCGTCTCGATCGCAGCGACGATTACGCATTCAATGCGGACCTCGTCACGTTCCGCGCCACGATGCGCGTGGACGGCAACCTGCCGCAGACGAGCCACATCAAGCACTTCATCGGCAACGCCGCCTAAGGCGAACCCGACGAAGTCCCTTGATGGGACGTGAATAGTCGAGCGGTCCGGCACCCACACGCAGGGTGGTGCCGGGCCGCTTTGACATTTCTCGGCTAAGGTTGAATCAAACCTGCGAAGGAGAACTGCGTGAATGCGAGTGGTAATCAAGGGCGTGCCAATGGACTTACCGGGAGCGGAGGCGACCCTGCTCTTGCAGCTGGGCGTGGCTCACTTGTGGGAGGAGTCAGTCGTCGAACCTCGGACGCGGTCAGGGCGGTCTGGTACTCCAACGCCCCGTGGGCGGGAACGGGCTACGGCCAGCAAACCCAGCAAGCGGTCCAAAGGCTCGTCAAAGAAGGGCACGAAATCGCAATCCACGCAATGTACGGACTCGAAGGTTCGACGTCGACGTGGAACGGCATCAAAATCTACCCGCGGGGACTGAACCCGTACTCTGACGACATCATCGTCGCCCACTGGATGGAGTGGACTCAGGCGACGAAACTGCCCAAGTTGCTCATCACTCTGTTTGATGTGTGGGTGTTGAAGGCTCCGAATCTGGACAAGGTGCCGAACATTGCTTCGTGGGTACCGATTGATCATGCGCCGATTCCGCCCGATGTGTTGGCGTGGTGCAAACGTCCGAACGTGTTGCCGATTGCGATGAGCAAGTTCGGGAAGGCCGAGTTGGATCGTGCCGGTGTGCGCAACGTCTATGTTCCGCACGGCATCGAATCCGATTACAAGCCGTCGCCGTTCGTGAAAGACAATGCTGGCAAACAAATCAGCGGTCGCCAAATCATGGGGTACGAGGACGGTCAGTTCGTGGTAATGATGACCGCGGCGAACAAAGGTGTGCATCCTTCGCGTAAGGCGTTCGCCGAAAACTTCATGGCGTTCAGCATGTTCGCGTCAAGACATCCTGACGCGGTTCTCTACATGCATTCTGAGGCGAGCGGGTCGATGGGCGGACTCGATCTGAATGCCCTGGCTGAAGTGTGCGGGATACCGAAGGACCGCATCAAGTGGGCCGACCCGTACCTGTATCGCAACGGTCTGCCGATTCATGCGATGGCGACGCTCTACACCGCAGCCGACGTGCTGCTCGCCGCGAGCATGGGTGAAGGATTCGGCATCCCGGTCATTGAAGCTCAAGCGTGCGGCACACCTGTCATCGTCTCGAACTTCACGGCTCAGCCTGAGTTGGTTGGTGATGGTTGGGTTGTGGATGGTCAACCATATTGGGATGCGGCTCAGCGTTCGTGGTTCTTGACGCCGTCGGTCAGTTCAATCTTGAACTCGCTCGAGCAGGCGTATGAGCGTCGTGGCGAGAAGTCGAAGAAGGCGATTGAGTTCGCCAAGCAGTACGAAGCGGACCGCGTGTACGACGAGTTCTGGAAGCCTGCGATGAAGGAGATTGCGGCGTGGTGCCGATCGTCCCAGTCGTAATCGTGCCGGTGCTCACGGAGCATTGGCGGGTGGATGCGATGCTGCTGTCGTTCGAGGGCAAGATAGGGAAGCTGCTTTGCATCGACAACGGCAACTCGGAGTGGAATGTGCGGACGCATAAGGCGTCGGAAATCTATGTGTGGCGGATGCCGAACAATCTCGGTGTCGCGGCGTCGTGGAATCTGGGTATCAAGGCGACACCGTTCTCACCTGGTTGGATGATTGTGAATCACGACATCCAGTTCGGTGAGGGTGGGACGCAGGCGTTTTATGCGAACTGTCGACCCGACAACATCGTGCTCGGCGGCAAACCGAACTGGTCATGCGTGTGGATTGGGGCTGAGGTGGTTGCCAAGGTCGGGTTGTTTCATGAGGGCTTCCATCCCGCTTACTTCGAGGACAATGATTACGAGGTGCGTGCCCAGCGTGCAGGCGTTGAAATCGTGCAGTCGACGGCGGCAATCAACCATCGCAACTCGAGCACCCTGGCATCGAGTGAGAAGTTTCAGCAACGAAACTCTCTCACGTTCCAAGCGAATCTGCAACGGTTCAATGAGCGGCTGAATCAGCCTTGGGAGGATTTGGTTGATTACGAGTTGCAGCGACGCAGAGAGTTGGGTTGGGATTGATGGCTTTTTGGCACAAATACTTGCAACCGCCTGGTGACTTTGAGCGTCTTTATCAAGCCGAAGACGAAGAAGGATTTGATGCTTGGTCGATGTCAGACCTTCGAGTTATGGAGTTTCAGTTGGTTGACATGCTGATTGGTTCTCGGGCGTTTAGCAGCATTCTTGACATCGGTTGCGGAAAAGGAAGCAAGACACACAAATGGGCGATACCCGGCCGCAAAGTCGTCGGCTTTGATGTCTCCGAGACGGCAATACGAAAAGCACGCAGTTCTTTTCCTGATGTGGACTTTCGTCATGGTGACGGTATCGCTGCGACGGCGAGCGGTGAATACGAACTTGCAGTATGCAGCTACAGCCTCGTCTACCAAGAGGAATGGCGACGGGTGATCGTAAGGGCTGCTGCGTGCGCCGATTGGATCATTGTGAATGAATACATCACGAGTCCGACGCATTGGCACGTTCCTTCGCTTGATGATTTGATTCGTCAGGTTGAGACGCACTTTGAGTTGCACAAGAAGATGGTTATCAACGATGACCGTGTATTGCTGATGGGGAGAAGTCGTGCGCGTTTTTGACCTCATGCTCTACAACCAGGAAGCTGACATGCTTGATGTGCGGCTCAGTCACCTTGAGGATGCGGTGGACAAGTTCATCATCTTGGAGGGTGAGTCGACGTTCATGGGTCGACGCAAGAAGACCGGGTTGGAGCCGCGGCACGCAAACCACCCGAAGGTGGTGTATCGGACGTTCGCGCATCACGGGCCGTGGGGTTGGGCTGCCGAACACGCCCAGCGTGACCACCTGTTCCGCATCGTGGAAGAGTTCCAGCCTCACGAGCAGGACATTGTGACGGTGTGTGACTGTGACGAGATTTGGGACCCTGAGGACATTCAGACGCTTGCCTATGGGCAGTGGCGGGCTTGGGTGATGAAACGGACCGTCATGAGCGTCTATTGGCGTCTGGATGACGAGTTCACGGCGGTGGGCGGTCCTTGGGGCACCCGACCCGTTTCGGCGCAACAGGCGCGTTCTGGACGCTACTCAATGCCCGTCCTGAGGTCGGGGTGGCATCTGTCGTGGATGGGTGGCCCAGAATGGGCGGCGAACAAGATGCGTGAGTTCTGCCACCAAGAACTGATGGTCGCCGAACCGGAGGCGTTCATGGAGAAGAACTACACGATTGGCAGGTCGATTCGTGGCGAAGGCTTGTTTGAGGATGCCGAGCTTGATGCTCGGTTGCCGAAGATGATTCTGGATGGAAAGGCTCCCGCATCGTGGTATCGCACGCGCCAGTAGCAATCATCTCTCCGTTCGACCGCAACTATTGGGAACGGTTCGGTGAACGGTTCGTTGCGTCGGTTGAGCGGTTGACGGTGCAGCCGCAGGAGGTCATCCTCGTCACGAACGCAGATGTGAAGGTGCCTGGCTGGTGGCGGGTTATCAACTATTGGGATTCGCGTATCTGGCCGTGCGCAAACATTGCCGTGCGTGCGGTCGAATCCGAGTGGGCGACGCATCTGCCTGTTGACGACACGATGGACGCCGACTTCTTCCAAGGGCTCGTCCTGGATGGCGATGCGGTGAACGTGGCTGGGCGTTGGAACGGCGGTCTCTGCTACGGCACACCCGACCAATATGAACGGCTGCTCGATCTCGGGCATAACGGCATGCCAGGACTCGCCATCATCAGAACCGAAGTGTGGCGCAAGATTCCGTACCGCAGCCACAAGTACGTCGATTGGATTCACTGGTGCGAGCTGCGAGCCCACGGCTACCGGGCCACATTTGATACTGCTGTTCGTTGGACGTGGCAGCGACACAACGACGCACTCACCGCAACCGACGACCAGCAAGCTGTCAACGACGTCATCATCTTTGCGAACCTGTTGAGGGAAGGTCGAGTGATACCGGGTGAAGAATGGCCGCCACGCCTCAGACCCTTAGCGACCTGAAAGGTATCTGGAGTGGACAGACCGTCTGGGTTGTCGGCTCCGGCCCGAGCCTCGAGACCACACCGCCCGAGTTCTACGACGACAAGCGGGTCGTGTCAATCAATCAATCCGCATTTTCTTGGGGCATCAAGAACTACATCACGGCCTCAAACTATTCACGTCACCATCCAGACATTCAGATGATTTGCGATAAACGTCCAGACTTGCTGATGGTCACTCCTGATTGTGATGTATCAGGCGACCGTACACCGACTCATCCTGGAGTCGGGAACAACATCACATTCAGACCACGATGGCCAGTATGGAATCCGACAGAAGGCTGGCCTACCGACCCTGATTCATTGGTCATCGGTGGAAACTCATCGGCAATCGCCATACATCTTGCGGCCTACATGGGCTGTGCCGAGATGCGACTCATTGGAGTAGACATGGGCAAGATTGGCGACAAATCAAACTTCGATGGATACATCCGCACTGGTGGAGTGGACCCATCATTCGAGGGTGCGATGCAACAGTTGCGAATCGTCGCCAACCGATTGCGCAATGACTACGGCTGCGAGATACTCAGGTTCGTGGGTTCTGCTTGGGAACCTGTTGAGTAGGATTGACCTGTCATGGCGACCAACGGCTACGCAACATTGGCAGAAGTCAAGGCAGCTCTACGGATCGGGACAGCCGACACCGTCGATGATGTGCTGATTGACAACTGCATCGGTGCCGCATCACGCCTCATCGATGGCTACTGCAACCGCCAGTTCTGGGCATACTCCTCGGCAACCGTCCGCGTCTATCAGGCGAACACCGAATACGTCTGCGACATCGACGACGTCTATTCCACTAGCGGATTCATCCTCAAGACCTCCACGTTCGCAGACGGCAACTTCGACGTCACCTGGGCAACCACCGACTACCAACTCGAACCGTTGAACGGTGTGCTCGACGGACTCACCTGGTCTTACAACAAACTGCGTGCCATCGGCGACTACCTGTTCCCGACCGTCAACGCCAACTACGGCGAACAAGCCTTGGTGCAAGTCACCGCTCTTTTCGGTTGGGCGAGCGTGCCAGAGCCGATCAAGCAGGCATGCATCATCCAGTCGTCACGCATCTTCAAGCGATACGATTCACCGCTCGGCGTCGCAGGCTTCGGCGATCTTGGCGCAATCCGCGTCTCTCGATTCCTCGACCCTGACATGGCTCAGCTCGTCGAGCCGTATCGACGCATGCGGATGTTCGCCTAATGCCAGCCACAATCAGCCAAGTCAAAGACGGCTTGAAGACCGCCATCAACACCGTCTCGGGTCTGCGTGCATTCGACTACCAGCCCGATCAGGTGAACCCGCCGTTCGCATGGCCAACACTCGACACCATCACCTACCACCAGACCGGCATGAACAACGGTGGCGTCGTCATGAACTTCACGATCACACTCGTGGTCAACCGAGCAGCAGAACGAGTTGCGCAAGACCAGTTGGATCAATACATGTCGTGGGATGGCGCGAAATCATTGCGTGCCGCCATCGAGGCAGACCGCACCTTGGGCGGAGTCTGCGACGACCTCATCGTCACGAACGCCGAGAACCTCACCAACATCGACGCGAACGACACGCTGTATCTGGCGGTCGATTTCAAGGTCACGGTGTACGCTTAGAACGTGGCGAAATACCTCGTATCTGGACCATTCCCCGTCACCGGCGTTCAGCCCGGTGGACATGTGGACGGAAGTGGAATCGACAATGTAGAGTTGTTGCTGCAAGCCGGTGTTCTCACGCTGGTCGAAGAATCCAAGAAAACCTCAAAGGCCGATAAGGCAGGAGACAAATAGTCATGGCAAAGCTGGTCCTCAAAGACGCGAACATCGTGTTCAACGGAACCGACATCTCGGCCAACGTGGCATCGGTGACGCTGTCAACGACCGCTGCCGAAGTCGCAACCACCGCATTCGGATCGAGCGCAATCACCCGCGTCTCTGGCCTCATCGACAACTCGGTGACGTTCAGCATCCACAACGACTACAACGCCATCGACGGAATCTTCTTCCCGCTCGTCGGCTCGACCGCAGTCACCTGCACCATCAAGCCCAACGGCACCGCTGCTGCCTCAACCAGCAACCCGAGTTATGCATTCAGTGTTTTGGTAACCGAGTGGCAGCCGGTGAATGGAGCCGTGGGTGACTTGGCTACTGCCGACGTAACCTTCCCAATTTCGGGCGCGATTACCAAGACGGTCTGATTCCAATCCACCTAACCTGCGGAGGTAGAAAATGAAAATCGCATTGAGCGTCACGACCACTGACGGCGTGCGCACATCCGTTGCCGAGTTTGCGGACTTCGTCAAATACGAAGAAATCCACAATGTCTCAATGGCAAAGATTGAAGACGACCTCAAAGTGCGTGATCTCGCCTGGCTTGCTTGGCATTCCGAGAAGCGTCGCAACGTCACCAGCCTCGAGTTCCACGCATGGACCGAGACAGTCGAAGCAATCAGCATCTCCACTGAGGAGGCCAAGATCGGCCCTTTGGAGAGAACTCAGCCCACTGGTTGATCGCCTACCTGGCGTGCGAGACAGGCATCGCGCCGTCTCAACTGTTGGCTGAGTCTCCACGAATGTTGTTCACGATGCAGGCGTATCTGCGTTGGCGTTTCGTGAAACAGAACCCGAACACACCGTACAATCGCTGACATGGCAGAACTCACCCGCACATCATCGGGAGCTGCGGCAGTCGGTCGCGCCGGTGAAGTCGCCTTCGTCGTAGACGGCTTATTCAAGTTCCTGCGTGAAGCCAGCCAAGCGAACGAGAACTTCAACAGGGAGATGCGCATCGCCGCCCAGGTCGTCGCCCAGCACGTCGTTGACCGGGCGAAAGCCAACGCAGCGTCACAACCCAAGCACGGTCCGCAACGCCCCGGCTCGTCAGGCAGGTCTCAGGCACAAGTCGTGGTTGACGGGTTGCGTGCCAGGCGTGACCGTGTGCCGACCATCAAGCTCGATCACAACCGCGGCTATCCGTCGAAGAGTCGCACGAATCGTCAGCGAACGGCAGGTATCGAAGGTCCGTTCTTGGGCAAGAAGATACCGAAGCCGGGTACGGCGACGATGGGTATGGTGTTCTACGGTGCCGAGTTCGGTGGCCGCAGACGACCAACGACCAAGCAGTTTTTGCGTCACCGCGGCAGGCAGGGCTACTTCTTCTGGCAGGCGGTCAGAGACTCACGGTCATTCATTGCCATTGAGTACGCCAACGCAATTGAGGGCGTATTGAAGAAGCTTGCGATCGGGGCACGCTGACGCTAGGGTGACCGTAGGAGGCCCGCCATGCCTACTGAAATCAAGGCAGTGAAGTTTGACGACGTCAAGAGCGTCAAGCCAAAGCACTTTGCCATCTCGTGGAACGGGTTGCAATCGCTGCTCGAATCCACGGTGGAGAACGCCGACAAGACGAACCGTGAGCTCTGGTCACCGGTCGAGTATTACCACCTGTCCACTCGAGGCAATCGCAACGTCAAGAACGTGACCTGTCTCGTCGTCGACATGGACGGCGAATCGTTCGACTACGCCAAGCTCGACGGCTTGGAGTATCTCGCCTACACCACATGGTCGCATCAGTCAGGTGACGAGCACTGGCACTTGGTTCTGCCGCTCGCCAAACCTGTGCCTGGGCACATGTGGAGTGATGTGTGGATTCAGCTCTTGGAGCGAATCAATGTTGCAGGTGACCCGCAGACGAAAGACCCCGCACGACTCTTCTACCGACCGCAACATCGCCCAGGTATCACGCCTGGGTTCAAGTATCAGCATGGCGCGTTCCTTGATCCGGGTGACTTGTCGGTGTTTCGTTCCGTCAAGTTCGGTCCGTCACCGAAGGCGGCGACGTGGCGTGAACCGCATGAGAGTCGTCGTGTCGCAGAGATACTTGATGAACGCTGGTGGAATGACCCGCAGGACTTGTCGCGTTTCAACGGAATGACTCAAACGGAGATTGCACAATCGTTGTTGACGGAGTTCAGGGAACTCAGGAAAACGCTCAATCTCTACTGAGTAGAATCGGTCGTCATGGCCGTGTCACGCGAGTTCCTTGTCAAGCTCGTTGGCGACGCGAAGTCGCTCATCTCTACGTTCGACAAGGTCGGCAAGGAAGCGACGGCGACGCTCGGTAAGGGTGGTCTCGGCGGCAAGTTGATGGACTTGCTGCCATCGTTCAAGACGATTTCAATTGCTGGCACTGCGGCGTTCGGTGCGGTGTCTGCCGCAGCTGGGTTGGCGGTGAAGGCTGCGGCTGAGGATGCGGAGTCGCAGGCGCGTCTTGCTCAGGCATTGAACACGACGTTCGGTGAGTCAAAGCAGTTGGTTGCCGCAACGGAAGAGTTCATTACGTCGATGTCGCAGGCGGCTGCGGTGTCGGATGACCAGTTGCGTCCGGCGATGACGACGCTGGTTCGTGCGACTGGTGATCTGAAGCAGTCGCAGGATTTGTTGAAGCTTGCGCTCGACATCAGTGCCGGGTCGGGCCGTGACCTCGAGTCGGTGACGATTGCGCTTGCCCGTGCAAGCCAAGGTTCGGTCACGGCTCTAACTCGTCTCGGTGTGCCACTCGATCAGAACGCGGTCAAGACAAAGAACTTTGAGGCAATCACCCGTCAGTTGGCTGACACCTTTGAGGGTGCCGCAGCGGCATCCGCCGATTCGGCACAAGGCCGATTCCGCGCATTCGGTATTGCGGTCGATGAACTGCGAGAACAGTTCGGCGAAATGCTCCTTCCAGCGTTGACCGATGTGACGGATTATCTCACCAGAACCGTCATCCCAGCATTCAGCATGGCAATCGAAGCATTTCGCAGCCAAGGCGTGAAATCTGCATTGGCGGTCTTCGTTGCCGCATTCGGACAAGCAGGCATCGCAATCCTTGACCAACTTGAAGGCGTCGCAGTTGGCGTCTACAAGTTCATGGAAGGTGTCGTCGCAACACTCAGCCCATTATTCGTGGCGATTGATTTGGTGCGTTCGGCTCTTGCTTTCGGCAAGCCGATTGAATCCATCCAAGCCGGTATCGCACGCAGGACACAAGAAGTTCAGGGAGCATTTGATGGCTTCCGCGATTCGGTATCTCAGGCATCGAAGCGTCTAGAAATCATTGCTGCGGGTCCGATGGATGTAGTTGAGCGTCGTCTAGCACAGGTTGGCCGTGTCGCCAAAGGTACGCGAACCAGCCTGGACGATTTTGGTGATGGTGCCGAGAAGGCTGGCGGCAAATCAAAGAAAGCAGCCGACGACGTCAAGACATTTCAGGAACGCTTGAAGGATTACACAGCGGCGGTGAAGTCGGCTAAGTCTGCATCGGATGCGTTCGGTCGTAGCCAGGAGCGTGCGAGCGAGGCTCGAGTGTCGTTGGCTGATGCAGACAAGGCGTTGGCGAAGGCTCAGGAGGATTTGGCGAAAGCTCAGCAGGGTGGTTCACCGGAGCAGATTGCGTCCGCCAATCGCAAGGTCGCAGCCGCAGAACGCACGGTGGCTCGTGCCAAGTTTGATGTCGAGGAATCAGTCATCGCGGTCAGGGACGCTGAGCGTGAGTTGGCGAAGTTGCGCCAAGACCCGGAGGCGACACCGGATGAGATTCGCAAGGCGGAGATTCGTCTCGCCGAAGCGAAATTCCAGGTGGTTGATGCCGAGGACCGTCAGATTGAGGTTGCCACCGATTTGACTGAGGCTCGTCGTCAACTTCGCATCGCCACCGAAGGGTTGCGCGAAGGTGACGAGGAACTTATCCCACTTCAGTCGGCGGTGGAGGAATTGACAAAGCGTCAGACCGATGCAGCCAAGCGATACAAGGAAGCTCTGGATGAGCAGACCGAAGCCTTGCAGGAATACACGGAAGCATTGACTGCGTTGCAAACGTTGGCTGCGACGGTGCCGAAGTTCTCGAATGCCAACCCGGTGCAAGGATTGATTCCTGTTCCGCCCACACCAGTCAGCGATCAACGCATCATGCCCGAGACCGCAGCGACATCTGTGGTGGTGAATGTGACGGCTGGTATCGGCGGGAACGCCTATCAGGTTGGGAAAGAAATCATTGAGGTGTTGGATCAATACACGTCGGTGGCTGGTCCGCTTGACACATTGATGCGCGTGGCCTGAGATGGCGAAGGTGATGCCGTGGGGTGAGACCCTGAAGGTGCTGCTCGACGCAGGTTTTATCGCAGATCAGTTCGTCCTCGATTCATCGCAACTTGACGGTGTCGACACATTGGATGGCTCAACCGACTTCGTGGACGTCACCGAATACGTCCTTTCGGTCGGCATTACCCGCGGTCGCACCGACCAGCTCCGCTCACAGTTCCAGCCAGGCGTCTGCCAAATCGTCCTTGACGACCGGGCATCGGGCCGCTCATTCGACCCAGCCAACACCGCCTCGCCCTACTACCAGGGTGACCTCGGCATCGCCCCACGACGCTTCGTCCAGGTCTACGCAGGTACCGCCGGTGACGAGCCGCTTTTCGTCGGGCGAGTTCAAGACCTTGACATCGAATACGCACAACCCGATCTCTCCACCTGCACCATTGTCGGCGTCGATGACCTTTCCAGTTTCGCCAAGACAACGCTGCTCGCCTTCACCCCACCACAAGAACTCACCTCCGATCGCGTCACCCGCATCCTCGACCGACCAGAAGTCGCCTACTCCACCGCAACCCGCAACATCTCCACCGGTGTCGCCACCCTCGGAACATTCGCCTACGCCGACGGCGACAGCGTCGCAGCCGCATTGCAACAAGTCGCCGAATCAGAAGACGGCCGATTCTTCATCGCACGCAACGGCAACGCAACCTTCCAACCACGCATCGATTTCACGTTCTCCACAGCGATCGCCACTTTCTCCGACGGTGGAACCGCAATCCCATACCAGGCACTCGACGTGCTTTACGGTGCCGAGACGCTCTACAACTCGGCGACCGTCACCACGAAAGGCAACGCCGTCGGCACGGCCGCAGACTCGACATCGGTCGGCGAGTACGGCATCACGAACTACAGCCTCAATGACTTGCCGCTCGTCGATGCCACCGAAGCTGCGACGCTTGCCCAGAACATCGTCGACAAATACAAAGACCCCGTGTCGCGGTTCGTGCAAATCGGCATCACCATGAACGGCCTGAGCCAAGCCCAGATTGAAGCCATCGATTCTTTTGAGATTGGTGACGTCATCAGCGTCGTCAAGAACTTCGCCACAGGCGCACCAGCCTCAATCACCCAGAGTGTCTTCATTGAACGCATTGCGCACCAGATAACCCCAGGAATCCACCAGGTCACCCTCGGCTTGGGACAGGCACAATTATTGACCGCTTTCATCCTTGACGCATCGCAACTTGACGACGTCAGCGTTGGGCTAGGATAAGCACCGCCATGGCCAAGCAGAGCTTTTCAAGTGGGCAGACGCTCACAGCACAGCAGATGAACGATCTGCAAACCAATGACTTCAACTGGACCGTCTCAACGCAGACCGCCAACTACACGTTGCAAGCAACCGACAAAGGCACCCGCGAAGTCATGAACATGGCTTCCGCAGGAACCGTCACCGTTCCCGACTCAACGTTCAACGCAGGTGACATCGTTTGGGTTCACTCGATTGGTTCGGGCACGATTACCGTCGCAGCCGGAACGGGCATGACACTGAACTCTTCTGCTGGTTCAGCACCGACATTGGCGCAATGGGAGGGCGGAGTCGTTTATTTCACCAGCGCGTCAAGCTCCATCTTTTTTCGCAGTGGCCCAACTTCAATAGCTGTTGAGTATCTCGTCATCGGTGGCGGTGCGGGTACTGGTTCTGGTGGTGGCGGTGCTGGTGGGTACAGGTGTTCTGTTCCTGGTGAAACTTCTGGCGGTGGCTCATCTGCGGAAGTGCCGTTTTATCCTGTAAAGGGAACTTCGTACACGATTACGGTTGGTGGTGGCGGTGCAGCAAATACAAACGGAAGTGACAGCAGTATCGGTTCAACTGTTATTGCGTATGGCGGCGGGTATGGAAGTCCGAGTGGCAACCTTGCGCCAAGAATAGGTGGCTCTGGTGGTGGTGGCGGCGGCGGCGTAAGCATCGCTGGTGCTGGCGGTCTAGGAAGTCAAGGTTATTCGGGTGGCACAGGTGGTTCGCCATTCCCGAACGATAACGGCGGCGGCGGCGGCGGTGCTGGTGCGGTTGGTGCAACAGGGTCTAGCGGTAATGGTGGTGCTGGTGGTAATGGTGTCGCATCGTCAATAACAGGTTCATCTGTCACTCGTGGCGGCGGTGGCGGCGGTCAGTCTCGAAACAGTTTCACTTCTTCTGGTGGTTCAGGTGGCGGCGGTAGCGGCGGCAACGCTGGCAGTGGTCCTGTCGGTGGAACTGCTGGTGGAACAAACACAGGTGGTGGTGCTGGTGGTGGATACGACACTGTCGCTAGCGGCGGTTCAGGTGTCGTAATCTTGCGCAGTAAGACAGCTGCCGCGTCAACGACAGGAAGCCCGAGCGTCAGCACAACAGGTGCGTACACTGTCTACACATTTACAGGCAACGGAAGCATCACTTGGTAGGTTGACAATGGCACATTTCGCTCAACTAGATGAGAACAACATCGTGCTGACGGTGAATGTCGTCAATAACGCAGTGCTTGGTGACACGGACTTTCCTGAAAGCGAACCTATCGGTCAGGCGTTTATGGCATCGCTAGGACTTGGTGGTGTATGGAAGCAATGCTCGTACAACGCTTCGTTCAGGGCCGCGTATCCCGGTGTCGGCTGGACATACGACCCCGAGAATGACGTGTTCGTAGCACCGGTGGTCGAAGAAGAAGTCGTTGAAGAGGATGCGGAGTAGGGCGTTTGTTGCCTTTCCCGCCCTCTTTCTAGTCCTTTTCGCATCCCCAGCACGAGCGCAACAGCTCGAATGTCGCGAGGTTGAGGTTGAACCACAGTATGAGAACGCCTACGAATGTAGGGCGTCGTGGCTTCCTGACGGGTCGCGCATAACTGAAGAACAACGAAAGACCGTCAACGCGGTTGTGTTGTTGACGGTGGTCGCACCGGCGACCAGGAGACGACGATGAAGTGGCGTGAATATCTGATCGAGAACGTGTGGACGTGGGCTGGCACCGCAATGGTGCTGCTGACGTTGACCGGTTCAACTTTCTATCAGGCTTCTCTGGTGACGGTCGTGGTGGTTTCACTACACTTGTGGCTGACCTCACAGGGAGAGAACAGTGACGACACCTGAAGTGAACATCAAATCGAACGCGACCATCGCCAAAGCCCTCGACCTCGGCCAGCGGCTCTTCTCCCTATTCCTCGCCAACGCACTCCCGGCGATCGCTGGTGGTGCGGTGATTGGTGTGAGTGTGGCGAAGGCTGCGATGCTGTCGGGCATCATGGCGTGCGTACAGGTAATCCAGAAACTTGCGGCCGCTTCGGTCGATGGAGATTTGACTGCTGATGAAATCAAAGAAGCGTTCGGCAACGGCAAGCCCGTCAAGAAGAAGTAAGGCGATGACTCGCCCGTACACCGGCACGAAGGACGGTGCTGCCCCAGGGAAGCGTGCGGGGCTCGAGCAGTTCGTGCGTGAGATAGTCAAAGTTTCTGACGGTGCGGTTTGGAACAACGGCACCTGGGTCGTGCGCCCCATGGCCGGAAAGACATCACTATCCGTTCACGCAACAGGGCGTGCCGTCGACCTCTCGTACCGCAAGGTCGGCAAGCTCGGGAAGGTTGACGGTCGCAAGCACGCCGAAGCAATCATGGACTTCCTCGTCGCCAACGCCAAGCGTCTCCAGATTGAGTGCATCTTGGACTACTTCCCGCAACCGCATGGTCGCGGATGGCGTTGCGACCGGGGTACCTGGCAGAACTACACGAGCAAGACCATCACTGGTGCGCCGGGCGGCGACTGGATTCATGTCGAGATAAGCCCGAAGTTTGCCGACGACGCCCAGGCATACATTGACAGGTTCGCCGCAATCGCCGCAGGCAAGCAGGAAGCCGATGCTGACTGAAGCCTGGGCACTCGTCATCGCAGCCGCAGTCGCAGCCGTAGGCGGTATCACCGTCGCCCTCATCCAGCAGTTCCGTAAAGAGAACCGCCGGGATCACGGCCATGTCATGGATGCCCTGCAACGGGTATCCCACACGATGGACAGAGTCGAGGGTAAGGTGGATTCGCACATCGACTGGCACCTAAAGGAGGCTGCTAATGGGAGAGTTATTCGAGGCACTAAGAGCAGAGGCCGCAAAGCGTCCTAACGTCACCAAGACGGAAGAGAAACTTGCCGCACATCTCGGCAAGGACGGTTGGAAAGACTTTGAGAAAGCCTGCCTAGATCAAGAGTTCTCGACTGCGGTCATCTGCCGGGTCGTCAAATCCACAGGGTTCAGCATCTCATATTCGGCTGTGCAACGCATCCGCGCCGATCTTGTCAAGCAGGCCGAGAAATGAGTGCTTATGACCATCAGCGGGAACTCGACGAACTTCAACGACTTCTCAAGAAAGCCCAGCAGGAAGCGGCGGCGAACAAGCGTCGCACCGACGACCTCGTCAACGCGGTCTACACGGCAGCCTATGAGGCGGCTCGGGCATCTGGGCGAGGACTCGCTGTCAAGCGGCCTCCCGTGGACAAGCGACGCAAAGGGCACGAAGTCGCGCTGGTTCATACCACCGACTGGCAACTAGGCAAGAAGACCTCGTCATACGGCATCCAGATTGCCGACAAACGTCTCGCTGAGTTCACCGACAAGGTCATTGCATTGACGGAGATTCAGCGTGCCGATCACCCGGTCGATGAATGCGTCATCATGTTCGGCGGTGACATGGTCGAGGGCGGCGGCAATGTATTCCCGTCTCAAGTCTGGGAGATTGAAGCACACCTGTTCGAGCAGCTCTTCGAGACAGCCCGACTCATCGAGCGGATGGTGCGCACGCTGCAGGCGAACTTCGCCAAGCCGCTGCGCATCGTATGCGAATGGGGCAACCACGGCAGACTCGGCCGCTACGGCGACGGAACCTACGGCGGAGACAACGCCGACCGAATGGCCTACCGCATCGCCCAAGATCGCTGCAAAGACCTCGACGTCACTTGGCAGCACTCGGACTCCTGGTATCAACGGTTCGAGATTGGCAACTACAAAGTGCTGTTGGTGCACGGCGACGAAATCAAATCGTTCGGCGGCAACGTGCCAGCGTTCGGCATCATGCGCAAGATGAACGCCTGGGCATCAGGCGTCATACCTGATTTCACTGACGGGTACCTAGGACATTTTCACCAGAACATTTGCATGACACTTGCCAACGGCGGACGATGCTTCGTGACCGGCTCAATCGAGAGCGACTCGGAGTACGCCAAGGAGTTCGTCGCGGCCACTGGCAAACCATCACAACGCCTGCACTTCGTCGATCCGGCACGAGGCAGAGTCACAGCGGAGTACGTCGTATGGCTCGCCTAGAAGACTTCGGCACACTCGCCATCGTCACCTGGCACGACTGCC